TATTGCACGACATGGATAACAAAAAATCTGTTAAGGGTTGGGAAATGAGCATTACTAAAATGAAGAACAGTAAAAAATTGACAATTGAACACCAACAAGTCGAAAACGATAATACTTTTGCCGAAAAAGTGCCGGAGTCATACTTTTACGACCAAGTAAACGACGAATACTTTACCTTTCTTTCTACTGCCAACACTATGATTAAGGTCGAAGGTGATAGGCATAGAGCCATGAAGACTGCGTATAGCAGTATGGTTGGCAAACCGGCATCTATCAATGAGGTATGTCGAGAGTTTGGTATACCGCGAGCGTGGTTTGACGAGTATAGGCGACGACACGGATGGACTCACGACATGGATATTTACACCGACGAACAAATCATGGAGTCAAATGTGGAACAGTTGGTAGAAGACTTGGTTCTCAAGCGTCGACATGAGTTGCATAAGAAGCTTGAGCGTAAAAAGTGGAAAGAAATAGAAGAAGATGCCGACAAGTATAGGTTGTTTGAGACAAATGTTCTTGCTGACTTTAGGAATCTCATACAAGAAAAGGCAACAAGTGTCTCTCAATTGGCATTACCTGTAAGTAGCGACCCGTTTTCTCTTGTTATTAGCCCGACTGATTTTCATTGGGGTAAGTATGGGTGGGTCGATGAAGTCGGTGAAACCTATAACTTTGAAGAGGCTAAGTCTCGACTTATGGGTAAGACCCAAGAGTTAATTAGCCGTCTTTACAGTAAGCCGGAACAAATCATTATCTCTACCGGTAGCGACTGGTTTCATGTCGATAACGATTTAGGAACAACAACTCGTGGCACACCACAAGACATGTGTGCTACCCCTGCTGAAATACTTATCACCGGATGCAAACTGGCCCGTGAGCATATTGACCTACTGCGCCAAGTTGCCCCTGTTGAAATTGTAATGATGGCCGGTAATCACGACCGTCACTCATCCCTTGCACTAATGATGTATCTATCTGCTGCCTACGAAGGTGTTAATGATGTAGATATTACTATCACAGCAAACAACCGCCGCTACATAGAGTACGGCAACACTGTTCTTGGCTTTACCCATGGCGACGGATTAGGCAAAACTGCCCTCGGTCCTCTCATGGCTGTTGAAGCCCGTGAACTATGGGGAGCAAATGAGCACAAAGTTTGGTTTCACGGTCACTTACATCATCAAAGAATGCACGAAAAAGACGGTTGCCTCATTATTCAAATGCCATCCCTAGCAGGACATGACCGGTACCATGCTCGCTCCGGCTACACTACAAGCAAAGCCGGTCTTGCTGCATACCTAATAGACTACAAAGAAGGATACATTGGTTCTCTCTTTGCTCCAGTATCTCATGAGTGATAAGTATGCCACATTCCCCACTACATAAAAAAGAAAGACAGTGCCAAACTTGCGGCCACACAACTACCGCTAGGTACAATAGTCACAAAAAGTGGTGTCCTATAAAAAAGAAAATGGTGTACTGCGGCTATATGAGGGTGATTAGATGAGCATGCCCAACTTTAACTTTCAACGCTCCAAGTATGACATCAAACACTTCTATGAATGGCTGTCCCCCGAATACAAATGGGCCGACCACATTGAAGAATGGATGAAATTATACAGTGAGCGTAAAGGAGCGGCAGTTCATCGTGTCTGTATTATCGCTCCCCGCTCCCATAGTAAGTCTGCAACCCTCCGAGTTAAACTATTACACATGTGTTTGTTTGAGGAACGCAACGGCAACCCTATGGAGGTATGGTTATTTTCCGCCTCAATACGCCAAGCAACAAACCGTCTTGAAGAAATTAAGACAGATATGCGCCGACACCCCGAACTACGCAAGTATCTCGATGAGCGCAGGTCAAATAAACAAAGAATATCATTTACTAACGGTGCTTGGATTCAAGCAACTGGTGTAGGTTCTGCTATTCGTGGCGAACATCCTGCCGTAGTGGCGCTTGATGATGTCCTCGCTGAGATGGGAGACATGACAATGGATGCCGTAAGAGAGTGGTTTAAAAAAGTTATCACTCCTATGCTTGACCCCGAAACATCACTCTTCTGTGTCGGCACTCCAATGTCACATACCGACTTGTACCAAACTGAAATGCTGTCCGAAAAGGCCAAGCAAGTATGGAAATCAGGAGTATGGTCGGCATTCTCAAACTGGGATGAGCATAGGGCCAACCCCGATACAGAACTAATCCCACTTTGGCCTGAATTTAGACCCACGGCGTTTCTCTTGGAACAAAAAATCAGCATGGACGACGACCTCGCCTTCGCCCAAGAGTATCTGTGTAAGGTCGTGGATGATGATGCCCAAGTCTTCGATAGGCACCTCATCCGAAAAAACATAGACATAAGTGCCGACGGAGGTTTCAATACTCAACTCGATGATGGTTCCCGTTTCATTCTCGGTTTCGACCCTGCTCATGGAATAAATAAAGACTACTCTGTTTTAATAGCGTTGCGACAAGATGCTGACGGCTATATCCACTTCGTAGACATGTGGCGACGAAATGATTTTGCGCCGGATAGACAGGCTGATGTAATTATAGAGTGGGCTAAACATTTTAAAGCACCTGTTGCCGCTGAGGATGTAGGGTTTCAAAGACTCTATGAAACTATTATTGAGCAAAAAGGTGGACTGGTAGACTATCGACCATCTAAAGTATCGAATAGAGGATTAAAGCAGGGCATACTTAATCGTCTTCGAGTATGGTTTGAAAGAGAACTAGTTGTATTTCCCTACGCCTCTGCTGATATACGGAAAAAAATTGGCATTCTTTTAGATGAACTGGAAAATCATGTGTGGAAAGACGGTAACATTATTGATGTCGGCAAGCACAACGATACAGTTATGGCATTTGCTCATGCAATAGACCAGTTTAAACCCAAGCGTTCCGACTTTATGCCTATGGCAAGTAGGACTACAAGTATGGGTGGTTGGTCTAAAAGCAAAAAGCCAACTAAAACAACAAGGCGAAGTAATTCCGGCGGCAAATATGTTCGATTTGGCTAGTTATAATATATAACAAGTCATTAAAAATTAACAGTTATTCCGAGTGATATTCAAATAACATCTCATATGTGCGTTAAACATGGCGTGGTGGAATCCATTTTCAAGTAAAACTGTGGTCGCCGCAGATGAACCATTAGTTCCTATCCGAACTACGGCAAGTCGCAGAGCCGACAGCCCATTTGCAGTCATGGCCGCAGGTATTGATGAGATTGTAAAACAAACCGAGGGACTGCGAGGTTCATTCGACTACACTAATGAGTTCGATTTGTACGATGACATGCTTAACTACGACCCCGAACTAAACGGGGCAGTCCGAACTATTAGCCTTACGGCAAATAAGTATCAAGTTATCGGCGGTAAAAACGCGGCTATCCGAAAAGCCATCAAAGAACTCACAGAAGAAGTGCTTGACTTTGATGACTTGCTTATCAACGGCATGAGAAATCTCATGGTGTACGGCAATGACATTTCAAAATATGTAGGTAGAACTGGTGTCGGTATAACTGAACTACAGTCACTACCTATTGCCCAAGTAAGTATTATGGATGATAGAACAGGTTCTACTCAAACAGACAAAGAAAACGCTATTATAAAGGCAAGTAAGTATTTGTTAAGAGAACAGGCAAGAGACCCACTTACATACCCAGTAGATGAAATTCTACACATTCGTATTGACTACCGCTCCAACTGGTTTAGAGACCGCTTGGGCCGATGGACATACGGTGTGTGGGGTGCATCCCGCTTCACTGCTCTTAAGCAAGCAATTCGTGCCAAGTATAACAGTATGAACAATCGTATCGCTCTTGAGGACTCATTGACAAAGCAATACATTACTATCGGTCCCGAAGCAGTAGAGAATATCAGTGACCCCGACGAAGCCGCCGAGAGACTTAATTATGTTATGGATAATGTAGGTACCTTACTTGACGGCCTACGCTCGGACCAAGTACCTATTCTCCCCCACTATGTGAATATGGAGTTCGTGGACCTTAAGAACACTGTGCCCGATAACTCCGGTTTCTTAGATTCTGTCAATGCTGACATCTCATCAGTCCTCCATGTACCACGAGTGAGTATGGGGCAAGAGCGGGGTTCGACCTTTGCTGCTACATACAATGCTAGTCAGTGGTCGGTACAGGCAATCCGTCGCTTACAATCAATTCTTGCTCAGTCTATGCGGGCACTCTTTTCTAAGCACTTAGAACTTCTAGGTATTGCTCATATCAATTCCGACTTGCCGAAGGTTATGTTTGAGCCTATGGATGAAGAATCACCGTTTGAGCAAACACGCCGAGCAACTATGGCATTTGAAGCCGGAATCACTACTCTCAACGAGGCTAGATTTGAACTAAGTCTACCGGCTGAAAAAGCCAGTGTTGGAAAACAACGATATAAGGGACCGTCCTCCGAAAGTAATGTAGGAGAGTTGCCCCGTGACAAAGAGAATAAACCCGCTGAAGAAAGTAATGACAAAGGAGGAGTATGATATGACTAGAAAAACTGACACATTTAACGACCGCATGGTTAAAAGAACAGTACTGCCAACAATTTACTTGTGGTTACTTGCCGCAGGTGCAGTAGTGGCTATGGGTATATGGAAGCCCGATATTGTATTGACAAACCTTGATGGGTTTATCGCATTGTTGGCAATTATTAGCGGTGTGGCCGTCCCTGCTCTTGGCACAGTTCTTCGTATGTGGGAGTCCGAGCAGACTATTGAGATTGATAACATGGGAGTAGAGATGGAGCATGAGCGTGTTAGAGATGGACTCAAAAAGCAACATCTTATCGAAATGGAGAAGTCCGAACAGATGCACCAACAAGAGATGCTAAAAGTCGCTCAAGAACACTCTCACATTGTTGAGAAGCACATACATGAAGTAGGTGACAAAAAATGACACGATGTGTATTACTAGATGCTTGGTTTGACGACCAATCAAAAAAAGTAGATAAGAAAGAATCTAAAGACAAAGTAGACTTTGTTACCGGAAAGAAAAAGGAATGATTAACATGCCAACACCAAAGCCTAATGAAAGCAAAGATGATTTTATGGACCGATGTATGGGCGATAGCAAAATGAACGATGAGTTCGGCAACCCTAAACAACGAGCCGCAGTATGCAACACATACTTTGAGGACCGTGGAAAAGAAAAGACTGCTTCGATAGAAACAGTCGAGGCTCTACAATACGGAAAGCCCGATAAAGATGATGTAAGAAAAACTCCTGCTAAACCCAATGAGCGACGCAAAGGCTCTAAGAAAAATAAGAAAGACTCGGCTAGTAAGCCTAATAAGTCTATCAAAATGAGCAAAGAAACCGAAGCCCGTATTCGTAAGTTGATGGAGGAGCATAACAAGAAAGACAAAGGTAGCAAAGCCTCTATGGGAATGCTTAAGTCAGTCTTTCGTCGCGGTACTGGTGCTTTCAGTAGGTCACACGCTCCTAATATGTCCAGAAGCGGTTGGGGGATTGCCCGTGTCAAAGCATTCCTTTACCTATTGCGAAACGGACGGCCAAGCAACCCAAATTACAAGCAGGACAACGACCTCCTGCCTAAATCACACCCTCGTGCCGACGAAGAGTATGAAGATTGGGGAGAGTCCTTTAGTGCCGCAGAGTACCAAGGACGAAAGGTTACTCTTAATAAACCATTCCGCACTCAAGGTGGACCAAAGAAGTTCGCCGTCTATGTACAGAATGGAGCAGGTAGAGTTATCATTGTTCGATTTGGCGACCCAAACATGGAGATTAAGCGTGACGACCCTAAGCGTCGAAAGGCATTCCGAGACCGTCATGACTGTGCAAACAAGAAAGACAAAACAAAGGCAGGTTACTGGTCCTGTCGTCAGTGGTCTACAAACAAAGTAGAAGCCAATGATGATATGACAGACGAAATAGTTGAAAGTACTATGGGCTGTGGAGATGACCCCGATGATTGCGGCTGTGGTTGCACAGGTCACTCAGTAGAAGCGGCTGAACCTAAGCCAAAGTCCGATGAGACTCACGACCAATATATGAGTCGCTGTGAAAACATGGGTTACTCTAAAGAGGAATGTATGAAGGCACACGAAGGTCATCAATTCAAAGACCAAGACGAGGCTCATGACGATGAAAGCCATGAAGCCTATCATGATGAAAAGAAAAAGAAGTATGCCTCCGAGTGTGACAATGAATGTCCTATCGGTCAAGAGATGGTTAATGGCGAGTGCATCCGTGTAGCGGTTACTTGCGAAATTGAAATCGAAAGTATTGAAACAAGAATCGAAGCAAGCACCGGTAAGAGTGTTATGAGAATTAGAGGTATTGCATTTACTGACGGTATCAACAAAAACTCATGGGGCATTCGTCCTGCTCTTGCACAAAAACTTGCTGATGAAATGGTCGGCGCTGATGTAACACTTAATCACCCTAAGTCCGAGATGGGTCGTTTCCGACGCAACATGGATGGTGGTGTCGATGAGGCTACTGTCGGTATTGTGACCGAAGCATCCTATCATGCAACAAGCAGTGGTTATCAAGTCCGATATGTAGCAGAAGTTCACCGTACAGAACTCTTTGCATCTCTTGAATCCGGTCTATGGATGC